TTTAGGATATGTTGCATTAAATTGCAAATATGATTCAGTTAATTTTGCATTTACACACATTGGCCAAGCATAGTGACGAATCTTTTGACACATTGCCATATGTTGTTGTAATGGCACAACGCAATTAACTGCATCTAATGAAGCGTGTCGACGCCAATAAAATTGATGCGCTGCTGTTACATAATGCGATTCGTCATATGCTTCGCCATATGTATACCACCACAATGTTTTTACATCCCATACGGCATTGTCTCCACCGGTTTGTAGCCATCGCTTCTTGTCATGAACAAATATATTCTGCAGAGCCATAAACTCCGGGACAAGTTCTGAAAAGCCCCTTAGTTGTTCGGTATGATATATAGGAATCATACGTTCTACATCATCTTCTGTATAAATATATATTGCACATAAACGATTGACTGCAGGGTGATTCGTGGGACTACAGTATATAGGTACTAGCAAAGTTTTTCTATCTTTGATATACCGTAACGTTTGTTGAACCTCTTCTATAGTATCCACTATCATTATATGGATAATAAGAAAATTTTATCAAGAATCCAATCCGTTTATGTCAGTTGGAATGAAAAATACATTATCAACATAATATTCAGTTAAATTTGTTAAATATGAAAACAATGTCGGCAGCTGTTTTGATCCAATTGCAATTTGTTTTTTATTTTTAGTTACAACGCCTTCTTGTAACGAACCATTTACAATCTCATCATCAATATTTCCACTTATAAACCAATTTATTCTTGTTCCTGCATATAATTTTGTATCAATAACACCATTTTGCCATTGTTGATATTGTAACTGATTTGTTTCTATAATATTAAAATCATTGTGTTTTTTAAGAAAAAATCTTTGAATACTACCGTTTATAATATCTTGTTTTTTAATTTTTGGAGTAATGTTATTTGGAGTAACATATTTGTTATCATATTGAGAATTTGTTAATTGTTGATATGTAATATTTTTTTCATTATTTTGAGATAATTCATAATATGGAATTAGTTGTACAGATGACCCAGGTTTCCAGGTTGGTTGCGTATATGTTTCACCAGTTGTATATGTATGATATAAACCAATATACTCTTTTTTATCTAAAGTCATCCATTCTTGACCTTTTGTATAAAGATTAGTTGTTATTTCATCAACCGGATAATATAGTTTTAATCGTGCCATTTGTTATCCTATTTCTGGTCTCATTATACATTTAACTTTAGTTTTCCATTGGCCTGATGTTTCTACATCGTGAGTAATGCCAATAATGCTAAATACGGTGCCTGTTTTGTATTTTTCCGGTAACGCATCAAATGTTAAAACATCTCCATAACGCAATCCATTGATACCATCAATTGTAAAATCTGCATCAAATGGAAATATCGGTGCAGTTAATTGTTGAGCTTTTGTAATATTATCAAAAGGATATTTTATATATTCAAATAATGCTTTAACTAGTTTTGTTGTATGTTCATCAACAAATGGAATTTTACCATATTCAGTTTTAGCATCATTTAAATTTGCAAGAATTTGACCGTGTTTTTCTTTGTATTTAGCTCTAGCTTCATTAATTTTATCTGGGTCTTTTGAATTATACATAAAATTTAAGTATGGTGCTATTTCATCATCTGATACATCAGTACCTGAATTTAAAACATATGATAAATTTTTAACGTTGCTAGGCAATTTTGCTTGAAATGTAAAGTCTTGTACAATAGTTCCATTTACGTGATTTGCTAACATTGGAACAGAATATTTTGTTACTTTCTTTTTAGGATCTGGGTCAATTGATTTTAAATATTTTGTATCAGAAAATGTTAAGTTATTTAAATTATCTGGCGATGAAACCAGTTTCATTACAATTGCATTTCCCGTTGCATATGCAATTCGTTGACTGATATTTTGTAAGAATGATCCTATAGTAAATGATTTGGTATTTTGTGCTGATAATCCGTTTAATACTTGTTGAATATATTCTAAATTAATAAAAATTTTAGATGGGTATATTCTTTGAATCTCAGTACTAGTATCTTTTAAACCAGACCATTGCAACACGCCATATGATGCCATTTTATTAAGTACATCGGGATACATTCTTAAATCCCCATACACATTCATACCACCTTCATTTTGTTTTAAATCGGTTTTATGTGGCAATAATAAAATATCTTTAGGTACGCATGAAGTTAACGAAGGATAATAATTACTAAATTGTTGTGTATGATCACATTGAATTTGAGCTTGTTCAGCTGATCCGGCTAATTTAGGAAGTATTTTTGCATTAATAAAACTAATTAATGCGCCTAAAGTTATATAGCGTTGAGTTTGAGTATATGGTGTATATTTTTTATCAAAATTTTCTCGTTGTTGTTCTACAGTTAATGAGCCAGTTGGCCCTGCAACAAACGTATTTAAAATTTGTGACGTATTAGGATACATTTCACCATACAATATAAATCGATCTGGTGCTTCCGGTGTTGTTTTTGTAGTATCATTCGTAGTGATTGCAGTAGTAAACGGTATTAATATTGGAATATCTTGATCGATTTGATTTGTTGTTTTAAAGCTGTTAATAAGATTTTCAAAATTTTGATACAATAACCCATAAAATTCAGTACTACCACTACCTGTTGGTTGGCCTGCTGCTTGTAATTCAGCAACACTACTAGTAGCTACAGTTGTGTATGATGGTCCTTGTTTATCAGCATCTTTTTTAGTATTCGGGTTCATTAACATGGTTACGTCAGTATATGTATTACTAGTTCCAGTTAATGAAATTGTAGCATCTATCGTACCATCTGGCGTATATGAAAAGTCAAATGATGTAATTAATCCTTGAAATGAAAATTCATTGAGTTTTCTAATTTGTTCTTTAAATTTATCTAAATCTTGTATAGATGGATATAATTTTTTTAAATTCTTATCAACGTCTTCTTTTGGTAAAGATCCAAATAATGAACTTGTAGAAATTAGATTTTCATTTGCACCTGTAATTACAGCTGAATCTGGATATACAATATCAATTTTTACATAACGTCCTGGATAAAACCAAACTTCTTCAATTGGGTCTAGATCTCTACTTGGATTAGGAATTGAAATATTAACAGTTGCTTTATTTAATAATCCCATTGAATGATCGCCAATATCAACTGAAACTCCTGTTATGATTGGTCCAATTCTTCTAGAATAATCTGTTACAGTTTCTTCAATTAAAGATGCATCTGTATTCTCATCACCGCGATTTAATTTAGTAACTGGATATGTTGGATTAGTTAAAAATCCTCCATCGCCGGATGGTTGAAAACGATTTCCTAAAACCGTGCGACCTCCTAATATACCATATGGCGATGTTATCTGCATAGCTGGGTCTGCCGATCCGGAACGATATGCAGTTAATTGCACATTAGCAATTTTTCCAGCCATGAAATTAATATCTGCAGTTGTACGATTTTTGCCGGCATTACCGCGGGCATTTAATTCTCGTTGAACTGCATCATCAACTTGCGAATAAAATATATTACTCATCTTGATCTATTTACTTGATTAATAACTTGTTGAATATTTTGATTGTTTGGAATTCGTATTATAGTATTTTGTGGAACTATTAATGTGCCTTTGCCTAATCCATTTGCTGCAGCAATTACCCACCACATTGTTGCATCTTGATAAAAATTTAAAGCTAATTTATCTAAACGCTCTGTCGATGTTGTTTGTATGTATATATCATTTGCAGATTCTGGCATACTAGGAACAATAACTGTAGATTGTCGTTGTTTACCATTTGAATTTTTTAATATTGTTGATGATGTATATCTATTCATATTTTATCCAATCAATTTGTTGTTTCTCCTTGTCCAAACGCTCTAGAATCAACATTATCTTTAAAATCACTTAGCCAGTTATTGTTATTTTTTATTGGATTATTATCTTTATCATATTCTCGAGCTAAACCAAAGAAACGGCCACCGTTTTGCGGTATTGAATCTGCAATAACTTTAAAGTCGCATGATACTGATATTTTTCTTGGAGTTTCAAACATTTCTTTATCATCTTCAATATTAATTTCCCAAGAATGATCTAAATCATATGTATATGACAATGATGATAATGCTACTGGTGTTTGGTGAAATAAATCTCCTAAAGTTATACGCATCCAAGGTGCAGTTAATGCAATTGATTTACCATCATATAATGGTGCACAATAACCAGCAAGTGCATTTAATTTTCTCCAAGTTGGTTTAATTTCATCTCGGTCTGTAATTACAATATCAAAACCTAAACTTAAATCTCTAGTATAGCCACCATAATGATAATTTGGATCAGCACGACCAATCATTTTAACATCAGTCCATTGTGGACCAAATGAATCGGATAAACTAGTTAATATTGCTCGAAAAACTATGATATCGTCTTTGTATTCTGTAATGCCACCGGTCCTATCTCCAAATAAATTATTAGCTGTTAATGACGGACCAGTTAGAAAAAACTTGATAAAGTCTTTTGTTAATGACGTTTTAGGAACGTTTAATTCTTCAACACGATCTTTACTTGGTTTCCACTGATATGCATTTTTTAATAAACGTTTACCAAAATCAATAACAGTAACTTTGTCGCCGCGGAACGGTGTTACTCGTTCAATCGGGTTTCTAGTTCGAACAAATTTTTCTAAACCTTCTCTAGACCAACGTGTAGCAACTTCACTACGCAAAGTAAAGTCATTACGTAATGCAAATTTACTGTCATGATCGCCCCAACCATAGCCTAATTTGCCAACGCCGTTTAAATTGAATACTGAATATGCTCCTGCAGGAGATAATGATGCTGCTGCATAAGTTCCTGCTCTTGAACTAAAATTGCCAGGTCGTAATGCAGCCGATGCACCATCCATTTTAGCTCGGCCGATTGCGGTACTTATTTTTACTGCTAAACTAGCATTTTGATTAGCAAATGAACTAGCAAATCTTTTAGCTCTAAAATCGTTGTATGGCGCTAAACTTCCTATAGAATTAACAATATCTATAGTATCACCAGAAAAATTTAATTTGCTAGTTAATTGATCAAATGGCAATGTAAAATATGTAGAGTTAATTACACTACTTTGATTGGTGGCACTATCAAATACTTTTTGTGCACTTTGACCAATTTGAGGAAATCCTGTTGCCCCTGCAGCAATTGAAGTTGCATACCCAACACCATTTCTTGTAAATTTTGCATTAGTTAAATTAGTAAAATCTGATAATGTATCAGTAACTTGCCAATTTTCTACATTTACATTTCTTGTAAATTGATTGGCATATTTATCTTCTTTCGTACCCGGTGTTGCTAAATTAGCTTCTGTTGGGCCATATAATGTTTGTGTCGGTACTGGTTCTGTAATTGAGACAAATTGAGATGTATGTTTTAAAGTTGGGTTTATAAAATTAGAATCAGGTAATATGTTGAATGGTACATTAAATTGTGATACGCTTACCGTAGTATCATTTAAACTGATTAAATTAGAATCAGGTAATATGTTGAATGGTGCGTTAAATTGTGATCCTGCTCCTAATGTTGGGTTACTCATCTTGTTCCTTATCCGTAATATGCACTATTAATACCAGCACCAAATGTATTATCTCGTTTTGATAATATGCGTGTTTGATTTCGTATTTCCGCAATTAATTCATCTATTTTAGCAGCCATTGTGCTACCGCCAGTTGAAGTGTTTGGAAACAAATTTGTTCCTGCAATAACCGTGTCATCATTATTTAATGCAAATGTATCTTCTCCTGCTAGCAATATGCGATCTCCATATCCTGTCGGTGTTGCAATAAGGTCATCTCCGGTACTGTTAGTACCAGTACCGCGGTGTTTAGGAGTAGTTGTAACGCCGCCTTGACTTATCATAGAATCAAATTGTTGTTTTAATGCACCAACAGCACTAGTACTCATCATAACAGTGCCTAAAGATTTTAATACTTCTGGCGTACTTTCTTTTTGTGCTTTAGTTATAATTTCTAATGCGTCAGAAAAATCCTGGCGTAAAGCTGCTGTTGAATTCTGGGAAAATTGTAATTTTTGCATAATTAGCATTTCATTTGAATTTGCTAATTGTTGTTTTAATAAATCTTCTGTTCCGCGTTGATCTAAAGAATCACCTAAATTAGCTAATTCTTCTTTTGATAATTCTCCGCTTTTTTCAAGAGCTTGTGCAGCTTGCAATATTGCACCATTATCATCAATATCAATAGTTAGACCAAGTTTTTCTCCAGCTTTTTGCAAAATCTTTTGTTTTTGTATTGCAGATGCCAATTGTTGTTCTTGAATGCCTAACAAGTCTGCCATTTGCTTTCTAGCAAATAAATTCTTTTCTAAATTATCACCTTCGTCTTCAATAATTTTTGCCATTATATCTGCTTGATCACTAGCATTGCCTCGCAATGTAGCTTCTCGATATAAATTGGTTAAACTATTTCCTTGATCATCAACTAATCGTTTTCCAGTTAATAATTGATATTCCAATTCTTTACCAATACTAGATTCTATGTCTAATAATGACTCGCCAGCGCCGGCTAAATCTTCTAGTTTTAAACCTAAACGCGAAGCTTTAATTGTAGCTACTTCTAAAGAACCTGGTAAGCGGCCGTATTGTAATTGAATATCAGCACCTGCTTCAGCAATACCTTCAGTTATCATTTTAGTATAACCTAAAGTACCATCTTGATCACCCATAATTGTTGACACTTCATCTATAAATGCTAATTGTTGTGCTGAATTTTTTGCTGTACTAGCAGCATATTGAGTAAATGAAGCGGCTTGCTCGCCGGAAATACCCATAAATTCTTCTAATACGAAGTTTGTTTGAAGTAAACCTTTATAATATTCATCATTTTGTTTGCCTACTTGTTTCATGGTAGGCACTATACTTTTTATTGTGCCGGCGTATTTTCCAAATTGTTCAGCAGTCATTTTAGTACTAAGAGTAGCACCTGACATTGATTGCTGCATATTAATAAATTGTTTATTTAATTTTAATGCAGCATTAAAACCAATACCCATTGATTTAGATGTAGATTTTATACTTGCTTCATAAAATGTTGATGCTTCAGCAAGTTTTAGTATTTGGTCCTCTGCTGCTTCTGAAAACGCTTTTAGTTGACTGAAACCAAATGCGGTTTTTGTTGCGTCATCATTTAATTGCGTTAATGCTGCACTTGTTTGAGTAGTAATTATTTTTGATATTTGTAATAAAGCGCCAGGTAAATTAACTGCAGCGTTACCTAATTCTCTTAGAACATCGGACCAATCTGGATCTTTGCCTTGTCGTGGCTGTTGCTTTAATTGTTGTATGAGTTGTTGCTGAGTCATAAATACTTATTTTTATATAAATATTTACTAGTTATTTTTTAGATGTCTTAGGAGGTGTTGATGGTTGAGATCTTTTTGATCGTTTATTTTTAGCTGCATCAGCTATTTTCTTTTTATGATCTTCTCGTTCTTCTAGTATTCGTTTAATATGTTTCATCCACCTCCGACGTAAAAATATTGGCATATTGTATAATGTATCCCAGTCCCATCGGCCTTCGCCATGCCAAATCATGTTAAATAAATTGTCATGTAAAAATACTCGGTCTTCTGGATTAAAACCAAAAAAGGTCTGATCCAAGTTGAAATCCAGATTTGAAGGTGCCTCCATTTTCACCTTCGAATTCAAAAGTTAAATCTATTCCTGGGACATTTTCTAGAAAGTATGAACGAAAATCTCGGGAATCTTTGGCTAACAATTCATATCGAATAAAATTTTCAATATCAGATGCTGATCTAGTTTCATTTACTTGTTTGATTATGGTTGCTAACATTTCAGTTACTGATGAGTTTATCATATCTAAGTTAATATTATATGAAAATTTAATTTTATTTCCATTAATATCATAATCAAATTCACCATTCAAATCTGAATTCAATGTAAATGCTTTAAATCCTACTTTTCGTAAATCTATAGAACGTTCTAACATGTTTCCTGTTTCTGGATCTTTAATTTGTACAGGATAGTCAGCACCATATGATAAAATACGAGCATACATAATCAATCCGTTTTTGTCAAATGTTGAAATTTCTTTAACATTTATACCTTCTGTTACAATGATTGATTCTAACAATTTATCAAAAACTACACCATTTTTAATATAAGATGTATTTGTTAGAATGTCCTCATCATATGCAGTCATGTATCGCATTTCAATTTGTCCTGCACGAAGTGGAGATGATTCTGGATATATTTTTCCAGAACTTGCTAGTTCAACAATGATGCTTGGTAATTTACTACGTTGTTTAGTTTCAAAACGTTGTTTTGCTAATTCAATAACATTTGGGTCAATTTTATTGGTATGTGTACTCATATATTCCTTATATAACCTTTATTATAAATATGTGCGAACATAAAAAAAGCCCCTTAATTTGGGGCTTTTATAATAATTTATTCTAATTAGAAGTTTAAGAATGCCCAATCAAATTGAATAGTTAACTCAATTTCTTGTACTGCATCAGATGACCAATCAAAAGTACCAAATCCTGCACTAGTAATAAATGCACCTTTAAGTAACCACTCTTCAATTACTTCACCTAATGGAGATAATTGCAATAAACGAATTTCTTTTTTATAAAATGATGAATACCCATCGCGACCTGTTGCAGATTCATGATGTAAACGAACCCATTCCATTACAGCTTGTGCTCCTGATGGAACAATTGCATCATACAATGTCATTGTAATAGTATCCCACGAATGCTTACCAGCAACATAACGTTTAACGTTAATCATATCTAATTCAACTGCGGTATTTGTAATTGTAGGTTTGCCTGAAGCTTTTACTAAATATGAAGGGATATCATTCATTTCTAAAATGAATTGATGTTGGCGTTTCGGTTCCCATGAAAATGCTTTATCAAAAATATCAACATTTTCAATGAGATTCAAATTTGGATTGACTTGATCTATTAATGCCATTTTACTTTCCTATTTTTTAATATAAATATCACGAATGTAAAAAAAGGCAGAGCGAACCCTGCCTTTTCTAATTCATTTTAATTTTACTAGTTAGAACGAAGCGCCTGTCGGTTGAATATTGAAATCTAATACGATAAATTCAGCCGTTCTAGTAGGTTGAAGGAAGATTTGACCATATAAAATATTTTGGTCAATTAAATCCGGTGTATTATTTGTTTGATCCATAACAACGCGGAATGCATATAAACCTTGATTTGCTCTTACTTGTTCCATATACGGATTAACAATGCTTAAGAAACGATTGCGAGTCGCATTTGTATTTTGTTCAAATTCCAAGTAACGAGTTGATGATGCAATAAATTTCTTAACTGC